GTTCTCAAGAGGAATCACCGCCTCAGCCTTATTTCCTTCAGCAAACCTTGCAACGTGCTCTCTTCTAAAGATACCACCTGTTGCATGACCTGCTTTAGTAGTTGAACCAGAATCTGTGTAACTTGTATCTGTGTTCTTTGCTTTACTCTCAAGTCCAAAGAACTCTCTAAGCTTACTAATACCATCACTTATCCACCCGAAGAACTTTCCAAACACATTATTCCAAAGGTCACTTATCCAGTTCTTAAATGTATTGTAGATATTAGAAACACCATTCTTAACTCCGGTCCAAAGGTCACTGAAGAAGTTCGTAAACTTATTGATGACATTAGCAACGAAGTTAACTACAGAACTTACTATGTTGCTAAAGAGCTCTCCAACTTTACTAAAGAACTTAGAGAACCAGCTTGTAATACTGTTCCATATATTTCCGAAGAACTCACCAATCTTTGAAACTATCTGACCAACCCAAGTTGTAAGCTTATTCCAGATGTCACTGAAGAACGTCGCCACCTTGCCGACCACTTGACCGGCCCATTCAGTAAACTTGTTCCAGATGTCACTTAACCAAGTTGTGAACTTAGTCCACACATCACTTACCCATGTAGAGAAGCTATCCCAAATGTCACTAAAGAATCCTGAGACTGCCTCCCATATCTGACTGAAGAAACCCGAAACAGCTTCCCAGATTTGACCAAACCATTCAGATATTTTATTCCATATATCTCCAAGCCATGTAGTGAACTTAGTCCAGATGTCACTTATCCAGGTTGAGAACTTCTCCCACAAATCACTAAAGAATGTAGAGACTGTTGTCCATATATCGGTTACAATCTTAACTACAAGGTCTTTAATGAAGGAGAAGATTTCAGACAAGGTTTCCCAAATCTGAGTAGCAACTGTTACAACAGCAGTCTTAATGTCATTCCACACAGTAGTGATACCAAGCCATATATCAGACATTACTTGACCGATAAAACTGAATAAGTTGTTAAATGCATCAATCAAAGGTGCAAAGATGTCTGACGCCCATTCGACAATGCCATTCCACAAATCTGAGAAGAATGTCGAAACTGAATCCCAGATTCCACCAAAGAACTCACCAATCTTTGTAAACAAGTTGCTAAACCAACCAGACACACTTGACCAGATGTTCTTGAAGAAATCACCGATGCTAGTTAAAACATTACTAAACCATGTTTTGAGGTTGGTCCAAGCATCCGCTAACCAGCGTCCGACATTTCCGAAGAACTCACCAATTGCACTACCAACATTTGCAAAGAATGTACCGATAGCACTGAATACTTCGCCGAACCATTTTCCAACGCCCTTGAACCAATCAACTATTGCATCCCAGTTATCAACTATCAAGTCTACTATCCAACCTACAAGTAAGCCAATAGCAGCACCAATAGCAGCACCGGCAGGACCACCAACAATCATACCAATACCAGTACCAATCAATGGTCCAAGGCTCATTGCTATGCCGCCAGCATCCCAGTTACCGTTTGTAAAACCATCTATAAAGAGGTCAACTACATGACCTACAAGAGCACCAATTGCACCACCGATAAGAGCTCCTAAAGGACCACCAATCAAGAAACCAATACCGGCACCCAGACCAATACCAATCGGTAATCCAATGCCGGTCCAATCTCCTGTCTCAAGACCTTTAGCAATCTTATCAATTATCCAGCCAACAAGAATACCAATGGCTGCACCTATTACAGCACCAAGGGGGCCCCCTGCAACCCATCCGATGGCGGCACCAAGTACTGTTGCAATAGGCAAGGCAACAGTTCCTACATCAGTAAGCCCTAAAGCTTTTGCAACCTCAGGCCAGAACCAACCAGCTATTGCGCCTATAATAGCACCAATCTTTGCTCCTAAAGGACCACCAATTAAGCCGCCAAGAGCTGCACCAAGTAAAGCACCGATACCAGCACTTAGTAGTTTTTCTTTGCCACCTAATGCATCAAGAAGGTTATCTACAAAGTCAGTAGCAAAACCTTCGAAGCTTGGAACTTCAGGGATAAGAGCTTCACCCATACCACCGAAGTCAGGAAGCTCAAAATCTCCCCAGTCAGTCGCCCCAGCATCTGTACCTTCATCAGGTTGGTTAAGCTTAAATACTTCATCGAACGAAAGTAGTCCTTTGGCAGCCTTTGTAGCTTTACCTGTTTTGTCTGCCAGACTATCCATCGCATCGCCTGTACCAGAGAGTTTCTGATTGAACTTATCAAGGTCTGCGGCGCGTTCTTTTTGGCTAGGAAGAAGTAACTTGTCGGGGTCAACTCCATTGAACTGGGTAAGTTTCTTAAAGAAACCGTTGACAGCATCTCCTAGCTTATTGAATCCGCCACTCAGACCAACGACAACGCCTACAAGTCCTATCAGTAGTGCCCAGAAAGGATGAGCAACTACAAAGGTTAGAGCCTTAGAAAGTCCTAAGACAGCTTTTGAAATCAAGTTTACAACGCCTGCTACTACAGCTGAGGCGACAGCTTGAATCTTAAATATAATCCACATAGCTGCACAAGCAGCAAGTGCCATAGTCAAGAATCTAACTGCTTTTTCATTACTTAGAATAGCCTGAGTAATTCGAGCAGTCACATCAAGCACCGCGGTAACTACAGGAGCAAACGCATTAAATACTCGGATAACAGCTTCAAGTACTATCTTAAATACTTTGAAAGCATTAGCCAAGTTAATCTTTACAACAGTCCATAGATTCATCAAGTTAGCAATGAACATTCTAATAGTTGCTTGCATCTCAGGCGGAATAAGTCTTTCAAACAAACCGCCAAGACCTTGAGTATCTACAATGTTTCTCAGTTCAGTAACGAACTCAACAAAAGGAACAAGTAAAGCTTTTATTCTATTAAATAGAGGCTGAATCGCCTCCGAGCCAATCATAAGAAGATTGTCTTTTAAGTTTGCGAACAAACCTTGCATTGTTAAGTTGGAAACTTGAGCAACTCCACCGAAGCGCTCATTGATTCCATCTACAAGAGCATTGATAGCCACGCTTGCAGGTACCGCATTCTTAGCAAGATTCTTAAGTTGGTCTTGTGTCAAACCTAACTTTTCTTGTAGAATCTCATAAGCAGGAATACCGGCTTCAGTAAGCTGTCTCATCTCTTCGTTATATAGACGTCCTTTAGTATTTATCTGACCAAGTGCTCTTGAAACAGATTCAATTGTTTGAGCACTACCAGTCATAGTGGACGCTGATAAAACGCCCTGCATTACATACATGACGTTCTTATATTCAATTCCATATGCAAGAAGGCGCTTCGCTGCCTTCTCAGCTTCAGTGAAGCCAAAAGGTGTAACGGCAGCGAAGTCCTTTAATACATTGATAAACTCTGTAGCAAGTTCAGTATTTCCGAACAAGTTAGAGTATGCTATTTGAGCATATTCAAGACTGCTTGCAAACTCCCATGTAGCACTGGTAGCATCTTTGATTGCACGCATGCCCTGATAGAATACTTGTGAAATTAAGATACCTTGAACAATTCTCTTAACATCAGTAAAGACGGTGTAAGCCTTCTTAGCTGGGTCTGCCATACCAGAGTTGATTGTACCATTCATAGTACGAGCAAACTGATTCATCATCCCGGAAGCTGACTGTAAGTTTGATGCAAAGTTTTGAATATTCAAATTAAGTCTTGCAGTTAAATCAGCGAAACTAGCCAAGCTAACACCTCCTTTACCAATTAGGGATTTGGTCAATATATCCCGTAGTTACTTGCTGTTTTTTCATGGCCTTCTGCATAGCTTTTGCATCTCTGCTAGAAGAGCCTCCATTCATTTGCTGTTGTACATCTTGGTGCACATCCAGCTGCGACTTAAACTTGCGAGGAGTCATATTCCATATCTCCTCTTCAGTGTAATGTAACCAAACTCTCCCGACATATAAAATGTAGGGCCAATCCCACGCATCTCTTTCAACGAATGGATTGGCCCCTACACTATTATCGGGATTTAAGCGTTTGGGTCCTGTTCACCATTCGGTACGGTCTCCTCTGCTTCTTTCGGCGTTAAGTCCTGCTCAAGCGCCAAGTTCAAGGAACCTACTAATTCCTGCATATAAGCTACATCGATAAGATTGCCGACTTCCTGTTCTGTCAGGTCAGGTGTTTCATGCAGAAAACCTGCCCAAAGGATACAGCGCAAGGCTTTCATACTGTTCTCTTTCTCCAGCTTATCAAAAGCATTTTGAACAGAACCGTATCTATCCTCCAGCTCAGCCAAAGCATTCAGCGTAAACCTTACGGTACGCTGAACGCCGTCACTGAGGGCAATCTTAATTGTCTTACTCTTCACATCAGCTACATTAGACATTAAGATTTCCTCCTTCTAACGATTTTTAAGATTGAATGAACTCACCGGACACAAGCTTGTGACCAAGGTAGCTAACAACTTTGTTCTGACTATCAAGCTCATAAAGCAAGTAGCCATCACCGTCTGCACCCTGATTAACAGTAGCACTGTTGCCGGTCATGTTTGTAGTTCCTGAAATGACATCTCCCTTATTAGGAGCCGCCGGAACTGTTGCCATCGGCGAAACGAACTTGTATGCAAATCTATTGCCGCTTCCAACAGTCGGAGCTGTAATAGTAATTGCAATTGAAGATGCACCACCTACAAAGGTAGCAGTGATTGCAGTAGGCGCTTCAGGCGGAGCTTCCTCAACGGTCACTTCTGTGAACTTTAAGGTAAGTGCACCCTGCAGAGAACCTCTGACCAAAGACTGGGAAACTGCTACAACCTCACCAACGTCTTCACCGTTGATAAGAGCGTGCTTCACAGTACCGGAAGAATCAACCTGCAATGTTAATACATTAGCCATTGTTTAATCCTCCTTTCTTAGGACGGGAACTTAACTGCGTCAAACCAGGTGTCCATCGCCGCTTGGCTAGCATCCGGGTTATCAGAGTCAAGTTCGTACTTCCAAAGCCTCTTAGTTTTGGAACCGATAGTGGTAGGGTTACTCAACTTAACAAACTGACCAGAAATCGTGTCAGACTGGAAGTTGATACTATCTGCCTTAGTTTCACTGTTATCTTCAGGGTCCGCGAAACGGCCTTTGTAAAGCCATACATAACGGTACTTACCATTAGACTTCAGCGTACGGAAGGAGATAGCTACAAACGGTGGAGTATCATCGTCTGCGTAAGCAACACCGCCGTTGGCATCAATCGTGTGGCCAAGCAAGTCAGCTTTGTTCTCAGTGGTAAGCGAGTTCTTCTGAATCTCAACATCGATATTACCAAGAGTAGAAGCTGTATCACCAGGGCCATCATCGAAGAAAGCAGTGGCAAGTGAAGCATTAGGATTGATGTTTACGTGCATTACACCAGGTGCAGCTTTGATAGCGGCGTAAACAGGCGGGGTTGTTGCAGTATCTTCAGTTGTCATCAAAGCATAATGAAGATTATCGCAACCTATTCTCATAGCCATAGTTTTTTCCTCCTATTCAATATTAGTTGTGATTCCTATGTTGAAACAGTAATACGCTCGATTGTTCTCATCAGTCTTGTATCTAAACGGCGGCTGTCGTAGGTATAGTTGCCCCCACCGAGATTCAGTAAGGTCTATCCTACCAGTCTCGTCTTGATTGTCTACAAAGACTTTGAAAATCTCTAACGCTTTCTGTCTCGCAAGGTCTGCATCTTTGTTTCTTGTAGATACCTGAACCGACCGATGCGCTGTCGGGTCAACTGGAATCATAGGGTCTCCCCTATATTCAATAAGAGCAATCAGTGTGTCAGGTTCTTCGGGAATGAAGTCACGAAATGCATCAACACCGTCTCCTATAACAACGTTTTTAGTGGTTAAGAATGTAATGATGTCAAGCAATAATGGCTGTCCCATAAGTACCCTCCTTTCTAATCACTCATTGAAGCTAAAGATTCTTGTGCATACTTGAATACTGTTCGTTTGAACTTGCTTGCTGCATATTCTCGTACCGGGTCTTCCAAAAACTTAGCCTTACCATTCAAATGCACTGCAGTCATATCTTCATGCACAGCAAGCATATAAGAAGAAGCAGGT